ACAAATTGCCATATTACCTCCTATGGTATATATGCCTGTGCTGGTTCAACCCTGAACGAAGTTCGTTCACGGTCATTTTCAGCAGCACGCTTAAACTCCTCATCATACACCGCCTTTAAATTTGCACTTAGCATTGGTGCTCTCTTTAAGCTTATATAGTAAGCCAACCCCGCAGTCAAACACGGAAGAAAATAGAAAGGAACATCTGCGTTATTAACATAATCACCGGCGTCCTGTATCCTTCCAATATAGAAATATTTGAAAATATAAGCCTTGTTCGGGCTTGGATATAGGAAAAGGGTCATATCATATTCAGGACGACCACTAGAGGAAGATCCTCCAGTTGTAACCGTTCCAGGAATTAAAGACCATTGTGTAGGTCTTGCATCCCCAGTTGATGATTTCTCCTTTCTGGTAAGATTCATGAATTCTTCTCGTGAAATTCTAGCAACAGAAACATCAGTAGTGCTGCTGTCACCTTCCAGATTTGCAGTTGCACCAGTTGTAGTTGTGATTGTCGCATCCAAAATGTCCACGACCTTTTGGTCAACCCCGTAAAAGTTTGTCCCTGCTGTCAATGTCTGCGTAGCATAGGCAACGGTCCATAGATTCAATCCACGGTTCGCCCATTCTGCAAACATAAGGTTTAAGGATCTTTTTGCTGTCTTTAAATCATACCCACTGCGCGCTTCCAGTTGGCAACGCTCTAGTGCTTCCTCTATAATTTCATCTATTGAGAGATTAAAGGTTTGTGTGCCTGAATAAGCCATTTAAACCCCCTAGAATGTTTTTCTTAACTGTAATACAATAGTATAATGATCGTGTGCTGTGTGCCCATGAGTTGTTAAGTCAATATCACCATTGATACCACCACCAGCATTATTTTTAAGACCACCGAATGATCTAAAATCCATATATCCTGAACCAGGTCCTGCTGCTGCACTTCCGCCTAGAACTGCTGCAACAACATTTGAAGTTGCATTCCATTCTAAAGCTACACGCATACCACCAATATCATACCATATTTGGTCAATATGAACTCGAGAGCATGCCGTACCATCTGATGCTGAAGTTAAGCCTGATACATCAACTTTTGCAACTGAACTTTCTCCAGATCCATCTGATATGTTTGTAAGTTTTACAACAGCGGTTGTACCGCCATCTGATAATGTTTGACTCGTTACTGCGTCTGCCATTTTTCCTCCTGTTGGAGAGAGGGGGCTTTCACCCCCGCTCCATTAAAGTTTATTATTCGTAAACGTTTCTACTAATTGCTGTGTAGTGTACGTTAAGTACCGCTGCCGCAGCATCACCATTCTCAATTCCAATGTATGGAATTAAATTAACGTCATCGGTTATAGCCGCAGTTTTAACAGCCGTTTCACTTGGTTGCACCGCTGTTACCGCTGTACCTCCAGTAGAACCAGAAGTAGTTGTAATATGATACTGTATACCATTTACAAAAATTGTCGCTTTTCTATCCGAATCAATTTTAATTTTGAAGTGATAAGGCGTATTTGCTGCAACAGTAATTGGTAGTATACTGATATAATCAGTTCCACCTATGCTGTGAACAAAGTTCCATTTTGTATTGGAAGTTAATGATTCACCGTTAGTACCATCAGTTGCATACTTAAAGAACGCTTGTTCAGTATCAGTTGCAATCAATTGATCATTAGTTTTTTTCAATCCGCACCAAACTTTTTCGTTGTCAGTTTGTGCAATCTGAAGTGAGCATTCCCACTCTACTTAGTTTTCAGTTCCCCACTTAGTTCCACTCCAAACTGATTGGTTTGTATCTAAATGTGGCAACAAAATAGCTTGGTCTTGATCAGCCGTTGCTGTTGTCATTAAAATGCCCGCTGAATGCGCTGCGAAAGTTGTCAAAGCAGTGGTATAGTTAGTACCCAGCGTTTCAAAATTTTTATTTGCAACAGCAAATATAGTTAATTCTGCCGCTGTAGTAGTTGTTCCGCCAGAGTCTAAGGTAGCATTTAATGCTGGTCTTTGATGAAAGTACTCTTCTAAATAGAAGCGTCTTGCATCTTTAACACCAGGCCCTTGCGTTCTATCACTATCAACTCCCGTTGAGGTAGCAACACTATACAGCTTAAAATTTTCTTTGGATCTTACTGGACCCTGAAAGCTAGTTTTAGCCATAATTTCTCCTTGGTCATATAGACCTTTTGTTATGCCGTCTCTATATCGTCCACCTAGCTGGTCTGCATAACTATATTAATGCTAGGAAATTTGAATATACTAATCTTTATCAGTATATGCAAGTAAAAAAGGGCGTTCCGAGGAACGCCCCCTTTGATTAATTAAGCTCCTGGTGAGCCAAATATTCCACGCCAGTCAGACCAGCCGAAGCTGTATCTTTCTCTTGCTTTATATCTAACATTTCCAGTATCGAAGTCACCTTCCATCGCAGTTCTAATAGGAGCCCTAGTGAAGTGTTTAAGTCCATTAGGAGCGTCTGTTTTTAAGAACCAAGCATCAGTATCAGTTAAGAAATTGTTAACCACATAACCTTGTGGCACCATTCCCATAGATTTGATTGCATTGACATCATTGTCAGCAGTTCCTACTCTTCCTGCAGATTTCATTAACCTTTCAGCAACAAACTGAAGATTTACCGGGATGATCATTTTCATCGCTCTAAGAGCAATCTTTAATCCCCTTTCATCCTTCATGCCTGCAACATCGATAAGTGCTTGCTCAAGAGAAGTCTCATTGAGGTCAGCAGCAGTGGTCAATTCATTTTTGACATCACCAGCCATAGTAGTGTGATCAGTAGCTAAAAGCTCCTTATCATCACCACCAAGATAAGAACTGTTAAACCCTCTATTAAGAATGTTTGCAGCTTTTACTTGCTTAGTGTTTGCCATTGAACGTGCCAATGCTTTTGTGTATCGAGTGCTGATTTTGTCGTAGAGGTTATCCTCTACGGCTTCTTCGGTTAGTGCGAAAGCCAAAGCAACTGTTTCATGAGTGTAGCGAGCAGTGAAAGTTTCTTGTGCATCTTCATAAGTTACACCTGAACCTTCCGGTTTTACTTCTGCATTACCAAACCCACCTAACATTACTTCTTCTTCGAAAGCACGATCAGAACTTTCGTTGTCGAAAATTTCTGTGTGCTGATTTTCGTATCGGTCATACTCTAATCCGAACAGGGCATTAAGGCCAGGTTCGAGTTCTTTGACCAATTGCATTCTTGAGATTACCATTGTTCAATTCCTCCTAGCTATTATGTCCCTGTGATACCAGTGCTGCTAAACTTGAGATGTTCATTCCACATGACATGCCAATTAGCATTTGCACTTGAGGCATCATCGTTCTCTGGATCTTTTGTTATTCCAACAATCTTTAACTGGAATCCTGCAGTAGTCGCGACAGCATTAGCTGAGCCAGTATCGTCTTCAAGTTCAGTCTTAGACTGACCATTGACAGTACTTCCAGTACCTAACACTGTATCGCCATTTCTGCCAATACTAGTTTTTGCTATTGTTCCATAACTTTGAATCTCAAAGAGATAATACGGATCATCATAGATATACGCGTCAATATTAGTGCTGCCGGAAATGGAACCAGAAGCGGTTACATTCGTATCGGCAGGATAATAATTGGACCATGTAGGTTTTGCACTAGTTGGGTCAATATAGAAGCAACCGTTAAAAACACCAAGGTTAGTAGCGCCGGAAGCTGTTCCAGCAATTACATAACCACCTGAAGACATTACGTGGTCACCTTTATAGACGACCGTATTGTAATTGTCTGCGATAGTGTAGAGGGTAGTACCCCCATTATTAACGCCACTGCCAACTTTCCCAACGGGTCTAAGCCCAAAGGCCGCGTCAACATTAGCCATGATAAAATCCTCACAGATAAATTGTGATAACACACCCCTCATGGGTGTGTCAAAATTGTGTAAATTGTGTGTGAGAAACTAAGTGTTTCTTTTGCCACCAAAACTTACGCGAGTGCTTCTCTCTTTCGAGATTGGCATGCTAGGATGTTGGTCCTTCAAAGGATCGTTTGCAATTGCGTCGTCCTTATCCTGCGTTACTTGTGCAAAATATTTTTTACGCTCTGCTACCGTTTCCTTAGGAATTCGCGCTAGCATTAATCCTCCAACAGCTATAACACCATTATATTTACCTGAATCAATTTGAGGCCATTCAACATCAGGATATTCGTCCCCTCGGACAAATTCCCAACCTTCGCGTAGTCTAGCGGATACATTTTTTTGATCCATCTGTCCTACAGATTCGGCCCTTATCCAGCGATGGACGAATCCAGCTGGCGCAGGTGGTGCGTCTAGTTGTGATGGTGGAGACCATGGTTTCCTTCGAGAAGTTTTCTCTCTGGTTTCAGTCTCGCGTGATGGTAGTTTTTGTGTTTTCATTGTTTTTTCCATATGCCTACTCCTTCACGTACTTCGCATATTCGCTTAGTGGCACACCTAGTTTTTTTGAAATGGCTACCTGTGATGGTGTGAGTCGCACAGTGCCTTTGCGCCTGATTGGTCCGCCCCTGTTAGCAGAGGCAACCGTTTGAGTCGGCGTTGAACTTTGATTAAACTTATGAGGAAAATTATCCTTCAATTGTTTATTTAATTCATTATAGTATGAATCTGAAGATGGGTCAACACCTTTTTCTATCAGATTACGATGAATTGAGAATGCTGTCAAGGTCATTGGTTCATCCTTTCCAAACCATTCATTCTTTTCAGCCCAATCCTCAGCCTTTGGATCCGGTGCCGGAGGTGGCTGTTGTGGTTGGTATTGTTGTTGTGGAGGTTGTTGATACTGTTCAGCTGCCGGACTTTGCGCCGCTCTTGCCATTCTTTGTCGTTGGGCAATAGTGGCTTTCGCCCTTTCCGCTTCAACAGCCAGCCGTGCCAAATCCTGCTGTGACGCGATAACCGCGTCAGCATCACCATTGTCCATAGCCGCCTTAAGCTTTGCTTTCGTATCCTCCGTTTCCGCCTTTACGCGCTGTTCATATTCAGCGATATAACCACGGTCGAGATTTCCGGCTCTATGCCTTAACTGTTCAGATTCACCCTGCACTCCTTGTGCAAAGTC